GCCATGTCGAGCCGCGCAACGCGGATCTCGGTGGCGAGGCCGTCCAGCACCGGCTGCGGGAACAGCGCCTCGACCACCGCCGAATAAAGTTCATTGGCCGCGCTGTGCGGCGCGTCGCCGCTGACGAAGCCATCGATGCCCAACGACATTACGAAAGCCATCGTGTCGGTCTCTTCCTCGTCTTCGGCAGGCCGATCGCCTTGGTCGAAGATGAACAGTGCAGGGAAGCGCGACGGATCACCCGAGGGCATCCGCTGCACCTCGGCAACAGAAGGCGAGGCAATGGCGGTAAGCCGACTTTTGACCTCGACGAAGATCTGCTCGCGGATCGCCGTCACGCTGCCTTCACCCGCACAACCCAGGCATCGACATCATCGCGGTCGACATGCTCGATCACTTTCCAGATCCGGCCTGCGCCGTCATTCTCTATCACCAGGTCACCCTTGTCGGGCTCTCCCAGCAGGTCTTCTTTGCCAATTTCGAAGCTCAATTGGCGCACGTTCTGGGTGTCATCCATGAACAGACCGGCCGGGGCATTGGATCTGACAGCGACCACCGATTTGCTGCTGACACCGGCGCCGGTGTAGCGGACGCGCTTGCCCATTGCCGCACGGATCGCCCGCGCCGCAGCCTCACCCCCCGGCAGATCGGTCATGGCTTATTCGGCTTCGTCAGACGTATGGTCGGGCTGCACCGCGCCGCGCGAGCTCTTGCGCGCGGGCGTTGCATCCACCGCCGACCCATCGCGGACCAGCACCTTGGTGCGTGTCAGTGCAATCTCGCCCGGCTTATCGCCGACATCCACCGCCGATCCGGCAGGCAGATAGCGTCCGGAATTGTCGGTGGTGGCGGTGTGGATGCAGATTGTTTTCATGAGCGAAATTCCTTTGCGTTTGCGGCCTGCCACGCCCGCTGGCTTGGGGGGATGGAAGCGATGAGGGACATGGCAGGCAGCAAACCCGGACAAAACGGATGTGAGCGTCTAACCCAGCAAGCCGACCTTATGCGACGATGCCGAGCCGGACGCGTCCGATGGTATCGCCCGCACCGCTTGCAACCGCAGCGGTAGCCACGCCGATCAGCGTGTTGTCGATCGAGACCGTGGTGCAGCGACGATTGGTGTTGTCCCAGTAGATCTTCGCACCGACCGTCCATGCCTGCGATCCGACCTTGGTCAGATCAAAAACGCCCTCGGTCGCGAATTCGCCGGTCGCGCCGTCGGCGAGATCGACACTGGCAACCCCGAAGAGGCTACCAACAAGCGCGCCCTGACCGCTGGTGACGGCATAGGGCGCGGCAAGGGCGAGCATCGCCCCCATCTGCACAAAGTTCTTCATTTGAGGTCACTCCTTTTCGCGCCCGGATGATCGGGCAGTCTTTGGGGAAGGGTGCGCGCTGCCGAATCAGGCTTTGGCGCTATCGGCTGCCGCCTTTTCGGCAGCAGACTTCTTTTGAGCGGCGGTCGGCTTTTTCGGATTCTCGCTTTCGTCCTCGACAATCTCGCCACCACCGGCGGCGACGATCCGTTCCGCTTCTTCGTATGAAACCTCGAGCGGGCCTTCGAACGGGCGACGCAGGCCGGCAGCGGTCGGCCAAGGCATGGTCAGCCTGACAGTGACTTTTTCCATGATGCTTTCCTTAATATTGAGGGATCAGTGGGCGACAGCGACGGGGATCAGATCGCTGCCGCCCGGGCCGGCATTTTGCCGGACGTGCCCGATCAGTTACCCGGGTTCCGGTACAGACCGCGCCAATCGACAGCCTTGGCGACCCGATCGACCCGCGCCTTCATCTCGACCCCGTCGACATCGAAGCCGATCCGGGTTTCCGAATAGACGCCTTCTTGCCCCTCGAGGCTGTCGAGCCGGATCGTGTCGATCATCATCGGGTCGGCGGCGAGGTACCAGGCGTTTCCGGTAATCCGCGCTTCGACGATCAGAGTCATCGAATTCTGGAACGGGTTTACACCGCTGGTGGCGTTCGGCGTCACTGCCGTCAGCATCTTCTGCGCTTCGACCTTCTTCGCCGGACCGACGATCAGGTACATCGGCATCAGGTTGAGCTGCGTGCCTTCGGGGCTCGTCTGGGTCAGCATCGCCTGCTCGCCCGCTGCCAACGTGGTTTCGTTGATCGCGCCGCCGAACCCGGCGAGGTTGCCGTGGTCCTCGTGGAACAGCGCCGTGCCGTCGTACATGGTCGGATTGGCGAGCAGCTGGGCATAGACCAGGTCGCTTTCCAACTGGGCGGCTTGGGCGCCGAAGCCCGCCGGAACCCGCGCGAACACGTTCAGATCGTCATTGATGATGGTCTGACGCGTGATCGCGATGATGCGACCGTAAGTGGCGAGCTTGTAGGTATCGCCGAAGTCCGACATCGTGCCGTACTTGAACTCGCCGTTCTCCTGCACCAGCAGCAGCTGGGGCGCGTCGCCGACCCCGACCAGCGGAGCGGGCTTGAAGTCCGGCAGCGTCCCGGTGGTGATGAAGGGGCGGAAGGTCTGCGGCGCGGCTTCGTATCCACGGCGCAGCTGCTTGTTTGCAGCGTTCGACAGGATCTGTGCGAAGTCGCTGGTGGTGTGCATGCCCGAACGTGCAAGCCCCAGAGCAGTCCCGGCCAGCACCAGCGGGTTCATCCCGCGGGTGGAAATGCCTTCCTGTTCCAAATGGAACCGGGCCAGCTCGGTCAGGCGCATGCCCCGGAACTCGCGCGCGGCTTCACGCTCGGGCTCGGTCAGATCAATCGTCCCGCCGGCGCGTAGCACGATCGCGTGCTCCATTGCCGAACGATAAGCTGGGCTGTCGATGCCGCGATCACCCACCCGGTTCTGGTTGATCGGGGTGGTGTTGCGGTTCTGCTCGAGGCGCTCGGCAATCGCGTCGGTCAGCTGAGATTCGGTCAGAGGGGTTTCCTCGTTGCGAGCGAGCAGATCGAGCGCGAAGTCCGAACCGAGGTTCGAACGACTGACCACGTCGCGGATGCGGCGGGCATTGACGCCTGCCGGAGGCGCGGCGCGCTCTTCGGCTTCCGGTGTGGTGACCGGGGTGTTGACAGGCGTCGGAGCGGGCTGCTGCTGATCTCGCACGCCGGCGTCGCCCGCCGGCACGCCCTGATTGGGGTTAGCCATGGTATTCTCCTCAGTGGAATCGGCGGGGATGCCGCGGATGATGCAGGGAAAGCCGCCCTGCTCGGCATTCGATGAGCGCACCTGCGCGCCGGCATCGGCGGGCACAGGGACGAAGCTGATTTCGGTGGGTTCCCAGTCGTCGGCGCGCATGATCGGGCGCTCGCCCTCGCGCTCGATCCGGGTGTACTGGTGGACAATGTAGCCGACGCTGATGTTGCGGATGTGCCCGGCGCGGATCTTCGCGACAGTGTCCTTGACATCGTCGGTGTCCGAAAGCGCGACACGGGCAATGCCCTGACCGTTCTCGATCCGGACGCTGCCGAGTACGATCGAACCGATCACCGCCGAAAGCTGGCCCGAATTGTGCGTGTCGAGCACGGCAGCACCGGCATTGAGGCGATCAAGCCGCACCGCGCCCGGCTCCATTGCCAGCTCTTCGGTGTAATATTCCCAGTCCCACCAGTCGAAGCGGGTCACTTCTGCGCCGGTGGACCAGACGACTTCCAGGCTGTTGTCCTCTTCCTGATAAGAAGAGGGCCGCGTCTGGGCGGCCCTGGTGCGCTGCGGCGCGGCGACGGTGATCTGCCCCTCGGGCGGATGGTCAGTCATCGGCATTGCTCGTTTTCCCTTCTTCGTCGCCCTGCTCATCACTGGCGGCATTCTCGTTCAGCGCATTGCGCGCCGGGCGCGGATCGCCCTGGAAGAACAGACCCATCCCTTCGCTTTCGGCGAGGTCATCGGCGATTTCCTTGATAAGCTCGTCGAACGACCAGCCTCGGCCACCCGCCAGCTTGCGGCGGCTGCTCAGTCCGGCGGCCATTTCAAGGATATCGGCCTTGACGTCCTTGGCGCGGTCGATGCTTTCGAACGCAGGTGGCGTCCAACCGATCGCGTAAGTGCGGCGGTTGAACATCCCGGTCTCGAACCCGTCTTCCAGGAACCATTCCCAGATCCGTTCGAGCGCCAGAGGAATGATCAAAAGCCACTGCAACCGACCGCAAAAGCGCTGGAATTCCAAGTTTCCGGCGCGATAGCTCGAATAATTCACGTTCGACAGATCGCCGGTGCCGTGCTCGTAGGGCACGCCCGCACCGGTGGTCGCACCCAACAGGGTCACCCGCGCAAACTCATTCAAGGCGGCGCTCGGCTTCGGCTCACCGAACTCCACCTTGTCCCCCGGCCGCAGCCGCTGGATCATGCCCGGTTCGAACAATTCAATGTCGAGATCGTTGAAGGTCTGCTCGCCGCTGTCTGCGCCGAGACTGAGGTCCTCGCCGATCGCCTCGGCATCGGGCGTGATGAATGCTGCAAAGCAGGCTTCGATCTTCTTCCGGACGAGCTCAGCCTCGATGTAATCGTCCATGTCTTCGAACCGCTTGATCACCGGCTCGAAAACGGATGCACCGCGCGTCTGGCCGGGCCAATCCTGCCGGAACAGGTGGATCACGTCCTTGGCTTCGAAGCTCACCGGCTTGCCGTAGATCGTCCAGTGATCGCCGGGCCGCCGTGTATAAAAGTGATACCGTACCGGACGCCCGGCCTCGTCATATTCGATCCCGCCCGTGCCGATGCCCGGATCGAGCATCGCGCTGTCGAGCACCTCGATCCGCAGCGGCACTACGCCCGGAACCGAGCGATCGAATCGCCGCACGATGAACGCGTCGCCATCCGCCAGCATCGTGCCGACCATCAGGTCCTGCAGGCCATAGAGGTCGAGGCGGCGATACCAGTCCGCCTTACGGATCCACATCTGCCAGGCGTCGGCCACCTTGCGCGGCGTCCCCTTTGCGGGTGTTCCGGTGATCCCGTAGCCGACCAGGTTGTTCAGCAGCGTAGCCTTGACCTTCGACGCGTAGGGGTTGGTCGCCAGCAGCCGCTTGATCCGCGCCTGGTTAAGCTTCCGACGCGGTATCGCATCTTCGGGCCGCGTGGTGTTGATACCCCACGCAGCATCATGCAGACTCGAATCGCCGAACCGCTGCCGCGGCCGGTTCAGCCGCCGCACTTCACGGACCGCAACCTCGGCGGCCGCCGCCCGCACGGCCGCGCGCGGGAACAGCGCCCGGCGCATGTTGCTCCAGATGCTCACCGGCGACGTCCCATCCGGGCGACCGTCGCGCGACGCACAGGCCGGACCGGATCATTGGCCGCCAATTCAGCCTTAATCTGGGTCCGCAGCTTCAGCAGGTCGTCGCCATCTTGATATTCGAGCTTGCGCCCATCTTCGAAAGTAACGCTCTTTTGTCCGCTCGCGAGCGCGGCTTGCACCCGGTCAAGGTCATCCTGCGTCCACATCGTCAATGGTTCCTGTTTTTGCTCAGCCAGGGCGAACCCTTGCCGGTGATTGATCGCGGCTTCCGAGCAGCCCGCGCGGATGGCGGCTGTGCTGACGACGGTTCCGGTGCTACCAGCATCGTGCTGGCCTTCTCAATTTCGGGCGGCGCCGGGGCAGGCTCCGGCACTCGCGCCGTACTCGGCCAGATCACCGAAAACCCGCGCCACACCCAGCGCATATCAACGCGGCTTTGCGCATAGCCCGGCCGCAGCAGGGTCGCTTCGCCATAGACCAGGTGATCCCAGGTCTCATTGCGGGTGCCCCGCTTCTTCCACTTGCCGGCGACCAGTTCCTCTGCGGCGATTTCTTCGACGTAATCGAGGCCAAGGTCGCCGGGCAGGTGAATGTAGCCCGGTCCCGGTGAAGTACGCCGTAGGCGGGCATCGATGATATTCTTGATCCGGTGGACGTTCGGAATCCATAACCGGGCCGAACGCCGCTTGGCACCGCCCTTGATCTTCTGGTCGGCAAACTGCCCCGCTGGCATCAGCGGAGCGTTCGGCCGGGAACCACCTTTCAGCAGAGTGATCCGCCGTTCATGCACGCCCAGCGCCATCGCGGCGGCGAAGAAGAACTTTGCACCCTCGGTCGCCTGGTCGCCGCTCTTGTCCGAACCGCCGGTATCCACCGCCACGCCCATAATGGGAGCATGGCCGACGACAGTGCCCGGATCGATCACCTCGCCTTGGTCGATATTGACGCGCGCGCCTTCGACCATCGGGACCTTGCGGTCGAACAGTGGCAGCAACGCCTTCCAGTGTTCTTTATGCACGAACGGCTGCACGCCGGTGATGCCGTCATCCAGCACGGTGATCGCGAAGCGATCGACAACCCAAGTCTCCCGCCCGGCCGCAAAGCCGAGGATTGCGACCTCGAACCGGTCGTGCTGGACGTCAACCTGCACCAACAGCACCTTCGGCCCGCGTGGCACCGTGCCGATCCGCCAACCCGGTTCGCGCCGCTTGGCGAGATCCTTGGCATTGATCGGCTTTTCGCCCGACAGTCGGCTGCGATAGTTGCTGCCGCCCTTCACGTTGTAGAAGCTGCGCAGCAGGCTTTCGTCCTGCCGGTCCTCCCACGCCAGCTCGGCCTCTCGCAGATCTCGGGCCAGCTTGGTCCAGCTGGTCAGCGCCAGCAGGCCGTCGCGCCGGAACGTCCGACGATATTTGCTGCTCTCGCGATTCTTCGCCACGAAGCCGTGGTGCGGCAGATCCGCGCAGCTGCGCAGCAGCTCGAACCGCGCATCCGGCTCGAGGATGCATCCATTCGCGCCGCAGATAACATGCGCGCTCACCGCAGCCTCGTCGGGCGTGCCCTTGTCGAACTTCAGGTCGCGGCGGATGTCGATCGCCCAACGCTCGCCGCAACTGGGGCAGCGTGGGTGTAACCGCTCATCAGTTCCGCCCTCGACAAAGGCTTCGATTCCGCCGCCATCAATGGCCGGGCTGGAGGAAACCAGCTTGGTTTCGCGCCCTTCGAAGGTGGTCTGCCGGCCGCTGAGCAAGCCCAACAATCCGCCTTCGCCCTCGATATCCTCGGGCATCGCATCGTAATCATCGGCCCAGACATTGCAGTATGGCCGCTGGCGCAGCTGCGATTTCACCGGCCAGGCCGCGCCGACGTACATGCCCTTAAACAATTTCAAGTGCATGTTGTCGGCGCTGCTGTCCGGCAGCAGCGCATTGCGAAGCACCGGCACCGACCGGATCAGCTCGTTGATCCGCAGTTTGACGAAGGCTTCCGCCGCAGCCTTGTCGGGCTGCACCATCAGGAAAGGGTCGGCCGATCGGTCGATCGTCCAGCCCATCCATGCCTCGCCAATCATGGACTTGCCCGCCTGCGCCGGACCCATGTCGCCGACCTCGACCGTTTCCGGATCGCTCAGCGCGTCCATGATCTCCGCCAGGTAAGGCAGAGCCATCGGATCGTAGTGCGGGATGAACCGCTCCGCCCATTGCGAAACGGTCAGCCTTTCCTTCGGCAGGTAGAGATGTGCGAGGCGGGCGAATAGCTGCGCAGCCGTTTCAAACGGCGGCGGCGCCGCCACTCGCTGCATCAGCATCCTTGTTCTCCGTCAGCCTCTCCAGTGCGGCCGCAAACTGGCGGCGATCATGATCCATCAATTCTTGTCCGGCGGCGATCTGCTCGCGCCCCAGCGTCACCCGCTTGGCGAGCCGCGCCATGAATGTTGCACGGCGGCGCGCATCGGCCACCAGGACATCCGAAATCGCGGCCTCGATGTCCGCCTTCCGGATCAGGTCACCGCGCTTTTCGGCGACCTTGATCGAATATAATTCTTCCTCGAGCAGCTTGCGCCGCTCCTCCGAGGACAGCCCGGCCTGCGAAACATCCGCCGCCGCGCCTTCGCCCAGCAGCTCCAGCCCCAGCTGTCGGACTTGTTCGGCATGCTCGCGCTCGACTGCGATCCGCTTGGCGTCCCGCTCTTTCAGCCAGGCAACGCCCAGCTGCACGTCGATCTCGTAAGCGACCCCGTTGGTCCCCGGCTTGGCGGGGAAGTCCGGGTTCTCCTTGATCAACCGGCGCAGCGTCACTTCGGACGGCACGCCGGGGATCGAGGCGAACTCGGCCAGCGAGGCGATCAGCCCCTCAGCCACGATCGAAACCGAAACAACAAGCAACAGTCTGGAAAAAAACCAGAAATCTCGCACAAGCAGCGCCTTCGGCCCCA